CTGCACCGCTTAGGGCGATCTCCTGGATATTGCCAGGAGAAGCCGTGATGGTCGCAATCGTCGCCCAACCTGTGGCACTGGCCAAGGCCGCACCTTCAGCGACATGGGCCGCCTGAATCAGGTAACCGCCTGCGGCATCAGTGGATTGGCCGTAGCAGACCAACTTGAACACGTCCTGCATCCCAAGCTGAGTGGTCAGCATTTGGGCAGCACCCGTCAGAGTCTGGGCGGCTCGGTTGCGGGCGCCAGCTGCGATGTAGCCGACCAACGTGGTAAGGGCATCAGGGCGATACCCCCGACGCGGCGTTAGGCCTGTTGCTCTTGCTCCCATGGTCTTGTCCTCCGTGATGGTTGATGGTCAGAATTGATCCCCGATAGATCAGGCAGTAACGGCAGCGTCAGTAATGCCATAGGCACGGGCAGCCGAACGACCGTTGAACACAGCAGCGGCGACATACCACTCGATACGGGTCCGATCAACGGGCGCATCAGAGACTTCCCCGAGCTCCCGAATCGAAATCCCGTATTGACCGCGGGCCTTACCCTGAAGCGCAGTCGTCAGAAGGTCACCGAAAGCAACGCAGTAGATCGAAGTCGAGCTACCGGTTTCGGTAAAGGGCTGAATCAGAGCGTTCGCGGCATTGACCTTGGTGGTAAGGATCGGCACCTCGCCGTAATACTGAACCCGACGACCGAACTGGTCAGGCTCAAACGTGGTGAAACCACCGATGCCTGTGGCCCGTTGTGCAGCCGAGATCCGACGACGCATTTTCTGGTTCATGATCAACACTTTCTGGCCGCCAGCAGCGTCCACAGCGTCAATCACTTCATCCAGGAGACCCAGGGACAAGGCACCGCCAGCACTGATGGCTTGAGAACTGCCAATGTTGATGCGCCGCTTGAGGCCATCAAAAGCGCGGGGGTTGACGCTTTCATCACCGTTGATGAACTGATCCTCAAAAGTCAGCCGCAGAGAGCGAACCTTCATTTGGATCTGATCAGCCTTGGCCTGGCCACCGCGCATGTCGAGGATGGCCGTATCAACGTCAATCTCAGCACCGAAAATCTTGAGTTTCTCGGCCTGGGGGTTCAGAACGCCATAGGAAGCATCAAGGGTTTCGTTGATCCCCCGGAATCCAACACCAGGAAGCTCACCTTCCTTGTCATAGAAGACGCCTTCGCCATCAATGTTCTTGAAAGGGATACTGCCGAGAAGCTCGCCTTCCGACAGTTCACGAATTACGGCCAGCCGTGCCGGATCTTGCTCCGACTTGGCGGCCTCCAAAAGAGTCAGGCCCATGGAAATTACCTGGAGTGGAGGTTGGTTGGTTGCTGATCCCGGTTGGCCAACAGCAACTCCGTGGGCATCCCGCCCGCCAGTGCCGCAACATTGATCCGACCCACCGTGAGGCATCCCACCAGCACGGTTTGACGATCAGGGCCTGAGCATCACGCTCGCGGCCCATCACGTCTTGCCTTAGTGTTCCGACCTACGATCCTCGTTAACGCTTAACGGTGAACGCTTCAGAGAAGAGCTGAGAAGTCGGCATCTTCTGAAGGTCTTTACCAATCACCGTGCGGCCGTCACGGTAACCACGGGCACCGCTGCCAGAGCCGTATTCGGGCTGAAACAGTAGGCCGTGGATACGATCGCCGCGCAGTTTGCTCAGCCAGGCCTTGGGATCGATGCGCTTGCCGGTTTCAGGATCAACCTCAGGATCACCGTCAGAATCGACGACATAGAGGCCGTTTTTATCGGCCTTGAAGCGATGCTGAAACTGGAGCCAGAGGTAGTCGAAAGGCGTTTTGCCATCCACTTCCGAGGCCTCAGTGGAGCCCTGGGCGGCGAGGAAGGCCTTTTCAGTGAGGATCCGAACCCGCTCAAGCTCACGGGCAGCTCTTTCGGCCTTCAGCTCTGCGGTGGTCTTGGAGAGAACATCCTGGTGTTTACGCTCCATATCGCGCAGCCGGAGATCGGCCTGCTCCTGGGCAAGTCGAGCCTGTTCCTCGGCAGCCTTGGCGGCAGCTCGGGCATCTTCAAGGAGCTTGGGGTTCACGTTGCCCACCTCGCGCAATGCAGCTTCCTTGCGGCCGGCTTCAGATTCAGCTGCCTTGCGGGCCTGGCGTTCGCGGGCCAGGGCAGCTCTCAGCCCCTCGGTGGAGTCTTCGCCACTCTCGCCGTTACCTGCGCTGCTGGTATCGCCGTTACCTGCGCTGCTGGTATCGGCAGTACCGGCATTGCCAGGCGCGTCAGTGGGCGCTCCACCGCCGCCAGAGCCCAAGGCATCACTGCCGGAGTCGGCAGCCATTTTGGTGAAAAAGGAGTGGTTAAACATCTTCGAGGCATCCCGCCAACGAATTGCCCCCCAGCTTTCCCAATTTATCGACGGTTTCGCAGATTGGCGATCAATGAGTCTTCATTGAACTTTAAGATCATGCGTTGACGATTAGCAGCTGTGAGGATTTGAGAGCGTTCCTTGAGTGCAAAGAGAGCATCGGCCTGCTGGCTGCGGTTGAAGTTTGATTGCTGTTTGAAGTTACGAAATGGGGTTTGCATGGTGATCAGGGAGTGAGGTCGGCGGTGGTAAAACCGAGGGCAAGGAGCTGTTGGCGGCAGTAGGAGGGCTTGCCCCAGTCCCAGGTGCAATAGAGGGGATAAAAGGTAGGTGCTCCGCCGGGAGAGGAAACAGAATAAAGGGAGGATACTTCATCCATGATTGATTGCGCTATTATTTTCCGCGCCTTGGGGTTGGCTTTTGGATTTGTAAGATTTTGTAACTCATAACCAACTATCCACGAAGGTTGTAAAAGGCTGATTTTGTCTCTTGTATAAGGGAAGAGAATAATAGCACTGCCATCCTGGTTTATCGTATAGGTGTTCGAGCCCCCAACACCAGCGTAACCGTCTATGTAAATATAAGGCGCACTTTGTCCGTATGCACTGCGAACAGTATCTATGTCCCAATAGGGAGAATTTATAGATATGTCGCTATTAGTGACCGGATCAGCCAACCAAGTGAAAATAGACGGTGTGCCTCGCTGATAAGCCTGTTGGTAGTTACCAAAGGGAGTGGTCAGCCCAAGACTTAGCACGTTTTCAAAGCCAAAGTAGGGCTTACTATCCTTCCAGGGGGTGGATCGGTAAGCGAAGTATGTAGTATAGGTTTCGACAGTTTGAGCAGAATGTACCCGAGTTTCGTAATCTCCATTCGACATTCGCTGATAATATGCGTCTACTACTCTTCCAGTAGATTGAGCGATAGCGTAACTTCCAAGCTCAAGGCAAATCAAATCTCTTAATTTCTGTTTCATCGCTGATGGCATGTTTAGTGACCGGGCTGTAGTTCCGTTGATAACCACACACATGAAGTTTTCCCCACCCTCTTCAGCGATTACTGGGGGGGCGCGAAAACTCCAATCTACGTCTCGCTGCGTTACACGATATTGCCTATCGGTGTCACTGGGATAATAACGCACGGGCGCTGAGTTGTCTTTGTAAGTAACCCAAATATCATCCTCCCCCCCTCGCAGGGTTAAAGGAATGAAAGCACTGCGATTCTTGTAATACGAATATCGTACAAAAATAAACGTATCACCATTGACAGGTAAGACAAAAGAGATGCTACTCACATAGCTTTCTAAGCTATTTCGCTGATAATTGCTACCTTGGTATGCACTGCTGTCTCCAAATGAGTCATCCCATTCAGAAGACACAGTGATAGAGGAGCCTTTTAATGGTTGAAATACATAGTTTATTTCATCACCTGGATGAATAAATGCAGCCGCCACTGGATAGCCCCCGTAGCGATGCCCGATCGGTTTACGATCCGTCAAGCCGTCCTGCTGCCGTCGTTGCTCAGCAACACGCTTTTGGGCTTTTGATTCAATGGAATCAGCAATTTTTTGACCTGCCGATTTCCCGGACAGACCTAAATCAGCAGAACGTCCCTCAACACGGCTCAATCGCTCATTTGCTTCCCGCTGGGCCCTGTTACCATCTCTAAGCGCAGAAGCGCGTTGCAGCAGCGCAGAGATACCGCTGACATCGATCCCAAGGTTAATTGACATCAGATCGAAACGCCTTTTATCCCAAACAATAGCGGAAAGCTCATTGTCTGTCCTGGTGGAATTAGGGTTGGCGTTCCCATGCTCACGATCATCACTGAGCTGTATTCGCTTGTACCGTTGGCAATTACTACAACGATTGTATCGAAGCTGATTCCAGAACTGGTAAATGGCCCGAAAATAACGGGTATGCTGGTTCCAGCTGTCGCATCAGGGCCCAAGAAGTATTGGCCCGTTGTGGCGTCATAGGCACCGGCACCGACCGTGCCAGTGAAATCAACATAGCCGTTGCCACTACATTTCACCGTATCCCACTGAGCCTTTGTGCTTTCAACGGTGTAGGAAGTACCAGCCGCATTGGCAAGGCTCACCCTGACGTTTTTGCCGGCATAGGCGGCAGTACCAATCCGAGTCAATTCACCAGAGCTTTTCTGGAGCTGGTAGGTCATGGCTTGGGCAGGTTATCGGCTGCCAGCTAGGTTTCCGCAAAGGTGGCGGCAGCTATGGCCGAAGTTGCCGCTCTACAGCCCGAAGCGGGCCCGCAGGGCGTTAAAGTTTTGGGTGATCTCGGCGGCGGTGAGGGCGCGGGAGTAAGCGCCTATCACAGGGATTGAGCCCTTGAAGAATCTGTTGTTGGTATTTCCAAGGCCGTTGCCAATTACGGGCACTACTCCCGGCGAATCCACGTCAAAGCTAAAGCTGCCAGAAATACTTGAAGCAAGCGACCCATTGACGTAAAGGGACACGGTGCTACCAGTTCTGACTAGAGCAAAGTTAAACCATTGAGCGGTATTTACGGAGAAGGATGTTGCAACTAAGTTGTCAATCGCTGCTGGTCCACGCACGTCACATACCAATAGTCCATTGTCTATGTTTGCGTCAATCAATGGGCCAGAATTTGCGTATCCACTTTGCCAAACATTAGCGTAGGCATTGGACTGTGACGCATCAGCCTTGAACCAGCCTGTAATGGTAAAATCACTATTGTCAAACTGGATTGTATTGGTCAGGCTAACGTAGTCATTCGCCCCATCAAACACCAGCAACCCACCATTTGCGCTGCTGTAGCCCACACCGTTGACCAGCGTCCCGTTATTGCCGTTGCCGCTGAGGTCGGTCCAGGTGGTGCCGGTGCCGGAGTAGCTGGCGGCGTTGCCGGCGTCGAGGTAGACAGTGAGGCCGCTGGTGACGATCGGGGCGCCGGACGTGGGGAACGACGCGGTGGGTGGGGTGAAGGCTGCGGTGTAGCGGGCGACGCCGTTGGTGATGCGAATTTCGTCAAAGTATCCATTGAACCAATGGTTTCCGCCATGTTGTGCTCCGCATAGGATAGAATCGGAAGTTGTTACAGGGGCCTGAGCAAGACTGCCGATGTTGTATCCATTTAAGTAAATAGTATTAACGTAGGAAGGCCCGCCAGTTCCAACCAGCGCGACGTGATACCAAGTATTTGCCGTGAGCCCTGCTCCTGATGTCGTATAAGAGTGGCTATCGCCGCCAATAGTAATCATGATTTCGCTGCCAGAGGTGGCTAGCAATAGGGCGTTGCTTGGATAATCGTTAGTTAATAAGCATTGGATACCACTGGCGGCGGTGAGCCTGAACCACATTTCTATTGTGTAGGCGCCTGTTGTGCTCAATGCGGTGCTTGAGATATTAAGATAATTGTATGTCGGAATATAAATACTAGATTGTCCGTACTTAAAAACAGAAGTTGACAGCGAAGTGCCCCCAGTTGACGAGACAGAGCGGTCTTGACTGCTCCGATCAACAAGCGCCTGGCTTAGTGTCAAGCCCTCCATGTCGAGCAGGAGGGAGACGTTGGCGAAGTAGGGGTCGCTGGTGTCTGTCCCTTTCACCATTGATGCAGTTCCGCCAGTAATGGCGTAACCGCCAGCAGCAGCAGCTAGCTTGTAAGTTGGGACAATCCCCTTTCTAAGATCCGCCGAATTGAATGCAGCAGACAGCGTTCTAGGTTGGCCGCGCAGGCGGTAAATTCTTCTGAATCCAGCAGCGTTCGCCGTCACAGCAAATGCAACTGGTAGTGCAATGGCTCTTCTGCCGCAAATCAATCTGGCGCCAGAGAGGACAAGCGAAGCTCCACCAGCACTGGCAGCAATCTTCACGTTCTGCAGGATCCTGGCGCCAACCCCAACGACAGAAGCCGCCACGTCAAGGCTCACGCTCAACGCATAGCCGTATTGCCCCATCAAGGCCCCGATGCCAATTCCGCCATGGATCTCGACCGTCAAGGTGAACGGTGGCACAACCAAGGGATCAACTAGCTCGGTTTCGTAGACCGGAGCGATACCACCGACCATGATCCCGCTGCCAGTGCCTCCCGCAGCGGAGCCAAACAAAGCCGCCAGATCGGTTCCATCAAAGCCCGTGGGGATCGCCACCGCATTGGCCGGCGATGGGGTGGCGTTGCTGGTAGGAGTCACCTTGGGCAGATCCGTGCTCCCCAGTGCTGTCGGGATCCAAGCCCCCGCTGGTGTATCGACAGTCTTTGCCCCAGCCCAATACATCAGGTCACTGGTTACGACAATCCCATCCTTGTTGCCAACATATTGAGTGCCATTCATCAGGTACTGGGCCACATAACCGTTGGCATTTATATAGATGGCATCCAACGGATAGGGAGGAACTAAGCTAATTGGTAGCTGAACATTCATTCCATTACGGTTGCCTAGCAGCATACGGTTTTCCGTAATACCAAATTTTACCGCCTTAACATAGGCATACCCACGAACTGCCAAGAAATAATCCCTTTCAGATATGTAATAGTCATCAGGTGCATTAGGGAGAGTAAATTCGACCCTGCGTTGATCCAAATAACTACCGATAGCCCAAGCAATTCGACTTTCAGAACTTCCCTTTTTCATGTTCTCATCATTGTTCAACTCTTCTAGGCTTGGTCGTCCCTCTGCGACTGGTTCAAGTAGAGAAGTATCCTCGGAATCTGTATCCCAGGATTTAGTTTGTGACTGTGAGCTAGTTCCTACACAAACTAGACCAACATCTAATAGCTCATCCAAATAATCTGTAACGCCAGCCACGTTCTTGAAATAATCTCTTGTTTCAGCAACAGATTGTTGTCCTTCTTGAGTTAAGGGATAGAAAAGCCAGCGAGTAGTATAGGTTTTAGAACTTCCATTGACTATTTTTGTTTCAACAATGACTTTATCAGTAATTACTGGATTATAACTAAGTGGTACTGCTCCCCCACCTTCTTCACCTTCATAGTAATACTTTAAGCCTAAGCGACCAAAGACAACTGCTTGCGGTTCTTCAGTCGTTTTTATATTTTTTATCTCATTTCCATCGTCATCATACTCAAAATCAGTAGTAACAGTAGAAAAGTATTCTGCATCTAAAAAAGATAACCCATTGGAAAGGTAAGCACTGCATACATTGCCGGCACCAGAAGAAAGAACTCCATTGCGTTTTTCAATCATGGTGTCTTTAATCCAGTAGCTGTCTACTTTGCTAGAATCGACCAGGGTATTTCCAGTATAGATTCCAGTACCCAACTCATCTAGTACAACATTTTTGATTTTATATGTAGTCCTAGTTTCTGTTATGGGTTGCCAGGTTCTCGTGTAGGTTCTGCCATTAGGATATGCTTCTTCGTCATCTCCTTCGACGGTATATTGCACAATCGTTTTAGCGAGTTCACCCTTAGATTCATCAAGTTCCCAACGGGCTTTTAAAGTTTCCATATCAGAGCCTTCATTCTCATCATCATCTTTTTCTTTGGAATCGCCTTCAATTTTAATCGAAGTATATCTTACGCTGACCGAATCTCCAGGCAACCTGCCAACGTTAATAGGGCCCAAAGCTATGATCTGTTCGGGGTAAATCACAGGTCCACGGCTCACTGGATCACTGGCACTACGAATCTGTAAGATTTCATTTTCGTCTAGAAAGCCTCGATAACACTCGCTAATAAGTAAATCGTCTAACGCTTTGACGTACCCTTCTTTAAATACATAGCGGCCCAACGAAAAGCGAGTAGTCAAGGGATTTGATGCTGCCGTAATCTGGAGCACATCTAAAATCACTGACATAGCATAACTTGCTTTTACTGGAATCGTAATCTTGTTTTTATCACTTATGGAATAACCGCTATCTTCGCCATGCGTAGCCTCTATAACACCATCATCCAAGCCTTTCAAGTCCTGCAAGTAGGTCAACTTACAAGCAATATCGATCTTAGTAATAAAATTAAGTGGATCACAAAAAACGCTCTGTACGCGCAGCTTTCTCGGAATTAGAGCCAGCACTCCAGGTTGCTCATACCCAATCAACACAGGATCACCAATGGCTGGCCGTACAAGCCCTTTTAATTCAAGCTGGCCCCTGCACTTAATCAGGCCATTGCCTTGGGCGTAGTCATCGGAAATGTTCCAGCTGATCAGTTCGCCTAAATTGCAGTAGCTTCTGGCCCGCAGGTCAAATATGCTCATGGCGCCTGCCTCAGCTCCAGGCTGATTGTGTGGCGGGTAACCTTGGCGCCATTGATCACGATGATCGCCTTCTCGCGGGTTGGTGGAGCAACGGGAAACCAATGACCGCTGCTGGGTCGCACCGCGATGGCTGCCTCGTACCAAGTACAAATCGAATCCCAGGCTGTTGCGTCATCGGTGTAGCCCTTGATCCTGCGGGCCCGAAGTGCCGCCAAGGGGCCTTGGATCAAGCCACCGCCGCCGGCCGTAAGCCCCATCTGCGGTCCAGTGTCATAGCCGTCTGGTTCTTGCAGCAGGGTGAGGTTGCATCCCCCTGCGCTCCAGGTGCCGTAATCCGGCCAGCGGGCTTCAGTCGATTCACGGTTCAGTTCCTCCCGCCGCAGAAGCACCGCCAACTGCTGGGTGGCATCGACCAGCCCGAAGCTCACCCGCACCATGGCGCTGGAGACCTGCTCACCCGTTGGGGCCCCGGTGAACCAGCAGGCGACATTGGACCAGCTGATGCCATTGGCCGATCCCGAGAACGGCACCGTCACTCCCACGGCGGCCGTCTTGAACGGGTCGTCATCACTTTGGCGGCTGGTGCTCCAGGTACTGAAGAGCGTGTCGATCGCCTTCCAGGCAGCCGGGGACACCAGGCCGGTGATGGTCCAGGCCCTGGCAATCAAGCCGCGCTGAACATCAGCTTCTTGCCATTGGCAGGGTTGGGCCGTGAGGTACTTGATGGTGACGGCACTGGTCCCGCTGCCAAGGGTGAATGCCATCGCGCCTGCCAGTCGTCCCTAGGTTTCCGCTCCATTTCCTGCTAACGGCGGCCCAGATACCCCAAGAAGGGGAACCATCGAGCCATGGAAAACCACTTCTCTCGCCGCCGGCCGCCCAATGCCTACGCATCGGCTCAACACCATGGACTGAGACCCGAGCTAGCCGACCTTGATCGCGTGACCCTGGGCCCTGCCATCCGTGGCACGTCTGAGCATTGGCTTCTCTTCGATGCCTGGCCCATGGGGATCATTGACATGGGAACCGGAGCCTTCTGGCCGCTTACGCTGGAACCTGATGGACGCTTCTGCCTGGCAAAGGATTCGATCTAAAACCAGAGGCCAAATGGTGGCGGTCACATCAGGCTGTTCATGGTGTGGGCGTAGGAGCTTCCGCCTGAGTGGTTCTGGACCGCCACTCTCAGGTTCCAGTCCTTCATGGCCAGGGCCCGCACCTCTCCCGATAGGCGGTTGACCTCGTTTGCCAGCTGGCCAATCGTCTGATCGGCGCCGGCCAGGCCGATGCTGGCAACAGGCAACCCGCCGGCCGCGCCGCCTGCACCCCCAAAGGCGCCACGTTCCTTTAGTGATGCCGTGACACCCGCAGGGATCACCACACCGCTGCCAGGGGCCGTCCAGGTGGCATAGGCCGGCCGATCGATCAGCGACAGGCTGCCGTTGCTCAAGAACGATTCCTGGCCGAGCTCATTGATCTGGTAGCTCCCCCCGGCAGTAACGGGTCCACCAGACCAACGGGCAGCTGGGGCAGAACCCATGCTGTTTATAGAGCTAGCGGCGGCGGCGGCTGCGCTAGCGGCTCCCTCCATCTCCTGCCTAAAATCCCCGGCAGCAGAAGCGGCAGCTTCCATAGAGCCATCCAGGTTGTTTTGCTTGATACCGTCTGCGGATTGCTCTGCTCCTTTCAAGCCCTCCTTAAGACCGGATCCGGAGCCATCCCTGCCGGAGAGGAACCGTTGGATGGAGTTGCTTGCGGCTGCCGTTTCCTTAGCTGAATGGGCGATCAAGGTAAAGCTGCCGGCCATGGCGTTAGCTGCCTGGTCAGCTTGATAAGAAGCAGGCAACATTGCCTTAAGTTCATTACCAATCCCGATGGTCGCGCCCTGCTGAAGCAACTTGTTGACAGTTGTTTCCCTGTTCATCGTTTGAATTTGACGTTCGATCCCCTGTACCTGTGTCAGTATATTTAGGTTTTCACGGGCCGTTTCCAATTCAAGCCGGGCCCCCTGGAGTTTGCCCTCTGCCAAATCGATAGCGACCGGATCGCCGCCTACTGTGGCAGCCTTCAGCTCCTGATCGGCGTTGTATTCCTTGAGTTTGGCGTTGTTGATGGCTTGCTTGGCCTCGATCTGGGCTTTGCGCTGAGCCAGCTCGAACATTTTCTCTTCTAGCTTAAGAATCTTGAGTGTTGATTCAAAACGAGTAACCATAGCTTTACGTTCAAGCTCTCGCTGTTCTTCCTTGAGCCGCTTGACCTGATTCTCACTAAGCCCAAGGGCACTAGCGTTGTCAATCCTGTACTTGCCTTCTGCAATCGCCAGCCCATAGCGACTTTCGGCAAGGCCTAGGGCCGCCTGGCTGTAAGACACCAGAGCCTTGCCCATGGAAGCCTGCTGGTCGAGCTGGGTGGCATCACGCTTCGATTGTGCTTCTTCTACCTCCTTAGTGGCGGCCGCAAGTTGCTTCTCTACCTCGATCCGCTTCCGGGTGGCTGCTACATTTGCTTCCTGATAGGCCACTTCGGCTTTGGCTAATGCCAGATTTTTCGCACTGCGCTCACCCTTTAGCTCAGCAAGAATTTTTTGCTCTTCCTCACCCTTGGCGCCTTGCTTAATAGCTTGATCTAAGACAGCTATCTCACGAACAAGTCCAGCTATAGTCTCAGCTGATTTGCGCTTCGCTGCTTCTTCTGCCGTAATACTCCTGTCAGCCACTAAACGAAGATCAGCCGCTTCCTTGTCATAGCTAGCACTTTGGATGCTATCCTTTAACTGATCATAGTCAGTTTTAAGCTGGCCTAAAGTTTTACCATGTTTTGCAGCCTCAATAGCTGCCTTGGAATGCTTGCCCGCTTCTTTCTCAAGTGCAGCCTGAGCCTCTTCCAGCTTTTTGCCAGATGCTTCAGCAGCATCACCCTGCTTATCAAGACTGTCAGCAAGTTCAAGATTCGGAATCTCAGCGTTACGGGCTGCGGAAGCTGCCTTGCGAAAAGTATCGGCTAACTTTTCACTTGCGCGAATTGCCGCTTGACTTTTCTCGGCCTGCTTTTCAATACCTAGACGGTTCCCCTGACTGATCTCGCCGGGTGTAGCTTTTATTTCGGCTGTGAGTTTTTTTGTGCTTTCAGCCGCCTTATCAGCTGCTTTACCTAACTCCTGTACTTGCGACTTAGCCTCAGCGATGGTACTATTATCTTGAAACTTGTTAAACAGATACTGGCCAGCTTGCGCTAACGTAAGCAGCCCTATAATTGCTTGGCCAAATGGAGTCGCTTTTAAAGCTTCCCCCAATATCTCGTAGGATTTAGCCGCTGGTCCACCAACAATCGGTATTTGCCTTACCTGATCATTGGCCTGAGCCGCCGACTTGGACAGATCGGCCATTGCCTTGCCAAGAGACGTGGACTCTTGCCAAGTTTTCTCAGTGCTGGCTTTTGCGCCATCCATGGACTTCGCTAGTTCTTCAAGCACTGCCCGGTTGGCATCAGCAATCTGCCAAGCACCCTTCATTGACTCACGCCAGACCAGCACGGCAGCTGCTACGGCCAACAGCGCAGCGGCAGCAACCCCAAGGCCCGTCACCAAACCAGCTACCCCGACACCACTCATCCATCCCGAGAGACCTGCCAAGGCTCCAGATGCTGATTGAGCGCCAACCGTCACCCCTCCCTGTAGCACCCTGGCCAAACCAGTGGCGTTACCTTCCAGCACCTTGGAGTAAGTCGCTGTCGAGTTCAGATGTGCGCCCCATCGTTGCAACTGTGGGATCAGGGCACCAATGGCATTTGGCAGAACCTGGCCGGCCCTGGTGGCCAGGCCGCCAATAGCCTGACTGACGGCCGCAAACCGCACACTGAGGGCACTGGTAGCAAGACCAGCGGCTTCCGCTATCCGTAATTCTTTCAGTGCTTTGATGAATGGCAGCAGGGAGGCGGTAGCACTTGTAAAAGCTGCGCTTACATTCAGCGCAGAAGCCAATTTAATGATGTCAGCAGTAGCAGTAATAAAAAGCTCAGTTCGCATCAAGGCCTGAAATAACGAAAACGCCACCCGAGCCGCTACAGCACCACTGGCCAGCAAAATCAATGCAGCTCCGACGTTTCTCACAGGTGCCGGGATCGACAGCACTGCGCCAAAGAGCTGGTTTAGGACCGTGATCAAGGGGTTCAAGGCAGTGCCTACAACCGCTCCACCGCCGATTGCTAAGGTATTAAGGGTTTCTTCCAGCTGCTGCACATTCAGCCTAAAACCCTGCATTTCTTCCCTCGCTTTATCGGTAGATCCATCAGAATTGCGAATATCAGAGAACATCTTACGAATACTCGCGCTCGACTGGTTAAGAATCCCCAAGAACTTTGTACCACCTGCATCACCAAACAATGCCGAAGTAATCTGCACCTTATCTTGGGTATCAAATGAATCGAGACTTTGCTTTAGATTGATCAGTACCTGATCCATCGGCAGAAGATCACCGTTTGCTTTGACAACAGAAGCCCCAAGCATCTGCATCCCGTTTGCCAGCCGCTCTTGACCGCGACTAAGCCCAAGCGATTCGCCGGATGCTCCCGCCGCTGCTTTCTGCAACCGGACAAGGCCCGTCTGGAGACCTGTTCCTGCAACACTGGCGCCGATGCCAGCCTTAGTCAGCAGGCCGATCGTTGCAGCCGTATCTTCCAGCGTGATATTGAGAGCTTTTGCAACCGGCGCCGCATAACTAAACGCATATTGCAGATCCATAATACTAGCCCCAGACTTAAAAGAAGTCTGTGTTAGTACATCGACCACCTTTTCAGTATCATTTACATTGATTTGGAAAGCCCGCAGCACTGTCGCCACGGTGCTTCCCATCGTTTCATAGGAAGTTGAAGTGGCTTCTGCTCCCCTTACAATCCCAGGCAGTGCATCGGCCGTTTCCTGCACGGAAAAGCCTGTTGAGGTGATCACCCGCGCCAAGCCGGCAACATCCATAATCGAACCGGAAGCAGCGATACCTACCTCGGTAATCACCGCGTTAAGAGCGTCATATCCTCCTACCTCACCTGCAATAGCAGCCGACCGCCGGATCTCAGTATCAAGCTCTCCGTATTGAGTAATTAGGGATCCCATCGCCTGGATCGCACCCTGGAAACCTGCGATCAAAGAGTTGGTTAAAGCAAAGGAAAGACCGCCGATCGCACCTTGCAACAAAGACGATTCACCAGCTATTTCGGTAAGCGACTTTTTTGTTTCCTGTGCTACTGGCACAAACTGGGTCAGTCCCTGGCGAGCAGCAGCAAAACGTGTATTGAGTTGTCCAAGCGAATCGAGTGTTCCCTCTGGAACAATCTGACCGCTGGCACCCTCAAAGCGAAGCTGGCTTTTATTAAAGACCAACCCAATCGCCTTCGCTGCAACAGTCGCTTCTTGAACAGCTGCCTGCATCCCGGTTCGCATCGCAGCCGAAACGTCCGGGGCAATCCGCCCCGACAGGGCCCGGCCGACATTTGCTCCCGCTGTGGTCGCTTGGCCAGTCACACCCGAGAAGGCCTGGCCGGCGGCAGTGCCAATACCGCTCAGCCCTCCCGATGCCCCACTGAGAAGCTCCTTGCCGATCTTGGCCCCAGCATCTGCCGCCTTGCGCGTCCCACTTTCCAGACCGCTGCTGACACCACTCCCAAGGTCGTTGCCGATCTGCGCGGCTGTCTCCTGGACCTTGCCCCGTACCTGCCGAACACCAGAGATAAATTCAGTGAAATCAGCACCAATCGCAACGCTAAAATCTTGTGCCATGGTCAGCCCTCAGTTTCAGATAGAACGTGAACAGAGTTGGTCCAGTTGATCACTACCTGTTCAAGCAGACCAAGCCCCCCACCAGGCGGATCACCGCTGATCGGGCTCCAAGGGGAAGGTCCCGGCAGAAGCGCCACGATCCGTTCACAGACGGTCAACAGATCAGAACGGCTGTCATAGGGCCGCCAGAGGCTCACATAAATGCGCCAGTTGTAATTGGGTAGGACTTCGCCAGTAACAATCTGATCTGGATTGCTGACCGGCATGGCCGTTATCATCACCTCCACTCCTTGAGGCTTGCTGCCTTCCATCAGACGTTCATTGCTGAACATCGTTGCGATGGCCGGAATCTGGGATTGATCCGTCAGCACATAAACCCCTAACTTGTCCGACAAGACCGGATCGCTCAGCAGCAGATCGAAGATGGCGCCGGCAGAGGCTGGGAGCGTCACGGGCGCCGAGTTCGTTTCTATCCCAGGTTTCCAACCGGAAAGCTGCGGTGTCCCCCATCAGATTTCGATGGAAACAACCTTGATGGACTGCAAGGCTTGTGAACGGTGCGGAGCCCGATGGCTCAACGGCCGCCTCTACTGGGCAACTGGCAAACCGGGATCAGAACTCGACCTTGCTGGTTTGGTCTGCAACACAATCAATGATCCACGCTGCATCAACCGCTGCAAAGGCCAAAGCGGCGGTGATACCTGGGCAAAACGGAGAGATTTCATCGACGGTAAAGCAGAACAAATCGATAAAGCGATAGACCGTATCGGCAATGAAACATGACAACATAACCGCAAGTGGTCTACACTATTGCCATGGGCGGGAGGCCGCCCGATTCCTCTTCAAACCCATGACACCTCCCGAAATCCTCCAGTCTCTTCAAACACTCCAAAAACTGCCATCTGGAATCGAAATTGCCCGAGAATGGTCCAAAAGCCATATCCCTCCTGATTGGAAACTTCAAGCCATCCTTGGCCGCGATACTGGTTGCATAGAGCTTGAGCAGTTCGCTTTCTACTCAGTCCCTGATGGCCGAGTTGCAGAGGTTCACTTCCACCCGATGAATGGCTGGGACTGCTTGTTTATTGCCGTCCGAACTGCCGATGATTCCAGGGAACGCTGGGCCGAACTCATTGCCGGCGAACCCTTTGAAGATCGCCGCTACCTTGGCTACGGTCATTACGACAACAGAAAAGGTCGCTATGTCAAGGCCAGCAGGATCGACACGGCCGAACCGAACGATCCATTTCGCCTCAAGTGGTCTACACTAGATTGATGGGCCTTGCCATTGGCCCTAAAAATCAGGCGCTTGTTACGGCTAACCCTATTAACCCTTCTTACTCCCTCTATAACTATGTTCAGCCTGATTCTTCCCGCCACGATGGCTTCTCACCCCATCAACCAGTTTGCTGATCGCTACGTCAAGCAAAACTACCCTTCTTCTACTTGGGTTTGGTGCGATTGCGAAAATGCAACAGATCCTGACGCATGGGCAATCGTCTATGTCTGCACACCAGATCAGCAATCTTCCAACCCTCCCGTCTTTCAGCCTGCAATCAGCGGTTCTGTTAACAGCCTGATTCGCCTCGGGCAGCGTGAGTTCAGTTCAGGTAAAGTCCTATGCAGATAGTTCTTGACCCAGTGAGCGACAACGACGCTGAACGCTCTCGCCGCTATCGAGATCGCCTAGCCGGCATTGCGCCGCCCATTGAAGGTTGCGTTAGCTGCGGCCGTCGCGTCTACAACCAAGAACGCAAGCTATGTCGTCATTGCTGGCGCAAATCGCCGGAAGGCATCGCTTACGTTCGTGAAAGCGTTGCTGCCAGCCGCGCCAAAGCCCGTGAGGCCGCCTTCCGCGAAACCATGGCAGCCTCTAGGACACGTCAACAAAAACCTCTTCCAGAGGCATCCCAGCAGCAGGCCACACCAGAAAACGTCCCATCTGCTTCTAGTCCATAAAAAGGGGCCTTTCGGCCCCCGCTATCCCACCTATACACTTGCACCCGCAAGTAGCCACTTGAGACCTGCCTAGCTTTCCGCCTTGTTGGCAAAAGCAGCGCAATACTGACCCCATCGTGGGTTTCCGTACGCTTCCGGCACCCCCAGGCTGCACTGGAACGCTTCGGGTTGAGCATGGGCATCCATTGCCAGTAGGCAGTTCCTGCAAGTTTCTACACGTTCGATCACCTCTTTACGAGGCAGCTCAGGGAAATACGAACGGTGGGAACGACCACATACGATATTGCCAACCACTACGCGGCTCATTCCGACCGACAGGCCGATTTCACGTTGAGACATTTTATTCATATTTAGAAGCACAAAACGCACAGCTGCAACTGTCTCGGGATCTTGCAGCATCACTTTTGGCAACCCTTTTGCTCCATAGTGCGAAAACTGATGGCCACAACTACGGCATTGATAACGCCAGTGCTTTTTTATGCGATCTTTTTTGGGAGACGTTGCCACTGAACACAGCCCGTCTACGCAGTTAGGGCATTTAATCCCATACTCTACTATTAGACTCATCGAACGTACCTCCAGTGATAACCCCCAGAACAGGTGCCATTACTGATTGAATGAGACACCGCTCCTTTGACATGGTGCATAAAGTGATCAGCAGCGACGGCAGAGGGGAAAATCCTCCCCGTTTCTACACACTGCACTTTTCTTTTCCTGCCATTGCAAACAGCATAATTTTGATTAATGTGATCTGCGAGTTCATGCTTCTCAAGTAACATGAATAGTTTGCCGGGATCGCCACCACCAAAGAGGTCAGGCCTTGTTTTTGCC